AGTAACGAGCAACCGCTAGTTATTAGGGTTAATATCAGTACTGGGATCGTCCAGCGAATCGAGTTCTTTACTATCATTTTCTATACTCTCAAATACAGCCTGTGTTTGTTCATTGGCTCTTGTTTCTATCAGACCTGGCTTTGCAATCGCAAGTTTATTTAGGTTGTGCCTCCTAAATATATCCAGATAACCATTCATCTCAGACTCAATCTGAGCATTCTTTGAAGCCATTTGATTCAAAGCTGCGCCTTGTCTCTCATAACTTTCTTTTATTACTTGAATCGCTTCCTCCTGTTGGGCTATGGCAATTTCTAGTTTAGCATTGTTTTCTTTTAGCGTTACATTCTCGTTGTAAAACCAGAAAGCTGCCACTCCTAGTACGACTGCAATTCCCATAGTTAATTGATTCATATTTATCCTCTAATTTCTTCAACACTCTCTGGTGTTTCGATTTCAATTGTTTCTGCTTTTTTTACCATTGCACAACCACTTATTGTAAAAGTGAGTGCAATTAAAAGTGCTACTATTGTTTTCATAATTGTTCTATCCTGTAATTCAAACCGTCCGAGCCTGATATTTCTACTATATCACCTTCATCATTTACGAACTTAATAAATTTCTCTTTTTTGGTAATAAATCTTTTCACTATGTAGTCTCTATCGTCTGAGTCGCCCCATACTTGATTATAGCTTACAACTAATGAATAGCGTGGAAAGAGTTTATAGTAAATCCACATATAAACCCTTACTAGAACACTCCAAATAAATTTGAAGAATCCCGCTATTTTTTGTTTTATCCCTGCCATTCCTCGCCTTCAAAATGTCGGGCTTCAGCTTCGCGCCTTTTAGTTAGTCCTGCTAACTGTCTGCCGCCTGCTTTATCCCACCTTTTTATCTGGTTTGGCACGTCATCGAAGTTGCCTTCGTTTAATCTCTTCAAAAGTGTACTACTTTTAAGGTTCGTTGGTCCGAGGTTGTAAACCCACACAGTCAGTGCATCAAATTGCTCCTGATTGAGTGGTACTTCCACATATCTTTCGATATATCCCTCGTACTCTACCAATTCTTCAAGAAGCATCTGCTCTGCTTGAGATTGTGAGATTGTCATGCCATCATAGACACCTTTTGTGTGTCCATAACCGATAGTCCACACACCTACTGAGTCTTGGTAAGCTGTTAACTTACAACCCTCAAAATACTTCAGTATGTCGTGTCCTTTACTACTTAATTGCATATAAATACTCCAAATGAGTCCTAGTGCGAGGAGGATAATGGCTAACCATTGTATGCGGTTATTCATATCGTTCCTCCGATTTTTTACAGAAGGCATGAGTGCGCCTCGAAAGACGCACTCACTATTGTCGTTTAATTACTACTTAATGTCAAAGACTTGGTCAGAACTTGTGTCCTTTCCAATAGTAATTGTGAGTAGTCCGTCCTTTAATGCGACATCTTCTACTTGTAGGTCTGAGTTAAGAACAAAGACTTTGTCGAATGACTTAGTGCTGAGTCCCTGATGTAGATAAGGATCACCTCCTTTGTCTTGTCTGTTTCCCCTGATTCTAAGCTCATTGTTATGCAACTTGACTTCAAGGTCTTGTTTACTCCAACCCGGCACAGCAATTTCTAATCGAAATCCCTGTTTACCTTCTACTATATTATATCTTGGATAGGACTGTGTCTCCATGTGATCGAACCACGCTGGATTATGCCCTAACCAGAAGTTTCTGAATAGCTCTCTGCTTATTTGATTTGCTACCATAATTTCCTCCTAAATTTACCTTTTCGGTTAAACTTTGCCGACCCTTACGGTATCGACGCCTAAAAGAAAGTGATTTTTACACTTTCATAGATATTATACCAAAAATAGACCTTGTTGTCAAGAACTATTTTCAGTCATCATATTCAATATACCCCTTCTGTCTCGCCCAATCAAGGGTATCTGATATCCCAATATGTCTCCCAATAGTATAGAAAAGTCCTCCACTACATATAACTAAAGTTAGCCACTGTAGTTCATTAAAACCAAAACCTAACATAATTTCTCCTTTGTTTTCTACTTGGCGGAGAGAGTAGGATTCGAACCTACGAAGGGCGTTAACCCTTTCTCACTTAGCAAGCGAGCGCTTTAAGCCACTCAGCCATCTCTCCAAATTTGGCGGTCTGACGGAGAATCGAACTCCGAACTATGCCGTGACAGGGCATTATTATAGCCGTTTAACTACCAGACCATGTGCTGGAGCGGGATATCAGAATCGAACTGATATCTACTGGTTGGAAGCCAGTAGTAATTGCCATTATACTAATCCCGCAATTTGGGGTGAGCAATGGGGGTCGAACCCACAACCACCTACTCCACAAGCAGGGGCTCTACCATTGAGCTATACTCACCATGTCGTTGGTGGAGGTGATAAGATTCGAACTTACAACCTTCTACGTGCAAGGCAGATGCTCTCCCATTGAGCTACACCCCCAACTTTTTCTATTTATAGATATATTATACATGGAAACAAGCGCGAGGTCAAGTACTTTTTGCAACTACCCTAAAAATAGTTCTTGACACAGAACTTATTTTCTTGTATAATATAATAATGAAAACTTGGACTGACAAAGAAATCCGCTTCTTACAGAAAGCGTACAACAACGAACCGATATCAAAAATCGCTCGGGTACTTCTGCGTTCAGAACAAAGTATTCGATCTAAAGTTCACATTATGCGTAAGAAAGGTATCGCCTTTGATCGTAAAAGGGATATTAGAGAAAAGAACTGGGCACAACTACAGCATGAAGATAAGGTATTTAATGACCACTCTTGCGGCGGAACACCAGCAGGGTGGATTCCTAAATAATGCCTAAAGTTTACTCTAAAAATATTCCTTTCGATAGAGCACTTAGGATCTTCAGGAAAAAAGTCGATAACTCAGGTATTCTACAAGAGGTACGAAAAAGAGAATATTATGAGAAACCCGCCCAGAAGAAACAAAGAAAACTAAATGCTGCCAAGCGTCGACAGGAAAAAATAGTTGAGGCGGAAAAGCAGAGAATGAAGAAAAGACCTAATCACTGGTACTAAATCGTTGGTCTACTTACTTCCTCAGAGACTTCCAATAAACGCAATCACAATGTTTTTTGAAAAATAAAATATTTTTTAGTTTCTTAAACCCATTCCTACCCTTCGCGCAACTACCCACCGAAAAACTGTTCTTGCTAAATTTCAAAAAGTATGATATAATAAATATAAATTAAAACAATAACAGACACCAACCACCAATTACTCTACCACTCCTAATCTCAGAATCTAATGTAGGAGCATCGGAGGAGCGCCAGCGGGGGAGATGCGATACTAAAATCTGGAGTCTGGAGAGAAATAGTGAGTGAATTGTGTTAACCAAAAAAACCAAACAACACTATAACGAAATAACCCCGCTAAAGAACCTTTCAATACTTCATAATTACTACACAACCGTTTAAATTATACTAAATTTGCCCCAATTGTAAAAGAATAGGTAATAAAAAACCCCAATATACATGGGGTAATTTATGGTAAAGAGAGAGTAATTATATCAATTTCCCACTAGCCTTTTAGACTATGTCGTTTATAAGGATCTTTTATTAGCTTTTCCCAGTCTTTCTCTTGCAAAATTCTTAGATTTTGTACTAATACTTGTTCTCTGTGGCTATCTCCAAACTTTAATCTTGCCTTCAAACCCGTTGGGGTTTCATCTAGCCCTAATACTTCAGCATACATTCCATGCTCATCAATTATTTTAGTGATTTCTGCACTAGTCCCAGTTAATTTAGCGACTCTCATAACTTTCCCACTCCTCAGGCTTTAGTGTTAATATCAATGCTTCTACTAGAGACTTTAAATTTTGTTTTGGAGATTTCTCTAACCCCGCTAGGGCTTGATATTCTACTCCCACTACTTCAGCTATCTTTTCTACTAATTCCTTTTTTGTTATTGGTTTCTCACCAGTTTTTGTCAAATATTCAGTTTTCTGATATATCCCTTCCCTAGATAATTTACCTATTACCGATTTTATACTCTTATCGAGTTCATTTGCTAATTCTTCTACTGTTTCTCTGGTCGGATTAGCACTATATCTATCTTTCATTAGATCGACCATTTCTTGTGTATAGTTTACAGCCATGAGCCTTCTATCTCCTCTATAATTTTCTTAACATTCAGGGTACTAATACCCCATAAATCTGCTAGAACATGAACACACTCATCATTTCCGTACTCTGCAAGAGCAGAAAAATATTCACTTTCCTCTTTCTCGCTTGGTCTCCTTCTAGCTGGCGGTTCATAAAAGCTAGGTAGTTTTACACTACTCCATCTATTAACCATTATGACGACTCCTTTCGTTCCAACTGATTTGATCAGCTTGTGCCCTCTCAAAATCTACTCGAATTTCCTTAAAAGGTTTTCCTTTTTCCATAATCAACTCTTTACCAGCTTCATTGCCGTTATTGTCTCTATGCCAAATTCTCATCACTTTACCACTATTGAATTTTGTTTCTATGTATCCATTTTCCGCTAGAATGTATTTTATTCCTTCAGCCCATTCTCTGGCTTGTCTGTTGATAGACTGCCGAGTTCTCTCGGCTTCTATCATTTCTGTGTACTGTGTCATAACCATCTCCTGATTACCTTGTGCATCAATAAAGCCAGAAGAACACTTCCTAAAATAATATATTCCATCAGTCGTTCTTCCTCCACTTTACTAGATCAACAAGATCGTCCCAGCAGTTCTGAAACCATGCCTTTGTACTGTACCAGTCTATACCATAATCCCACAATTTATTACTAATCATAGAAAATAGTATATACCACACTAATAGACTGAATCCCCATTCTAGTAGTGTCCAAGGCAATAGTATTATATTTTGTATCGTTTCCATACTATATATCGCCCTCCTCGCGATTTTCGCTTCTAAGGACTTCAAACCCATGCGGGTATCTAGCGCTCAACTTCCTTATGTTTTCATTTATAACTTCCTCTGGTTCAAACCCAAGTGCTAAGCACCCCTGTACCCAATACCAAAGAACGTCGCCTAATTCTCTTTTTAGATGAAATTTCTCATGCTCATTCCATTCTTTACCTTGAAAGATGATCTTCTTAATAATCTCACTAAACTCTCCAGATTCTGCCTGCATACCTATAGATGCAGTCAAAAGCTGGGAGAACTGAGTGTCCTCGTTGGAA